GTGTACAGATCGCCACTTGGCGGTCATCGCCGGCCGCTGCGGCTTCCTGGGACAGAGCTTCGATCATTGAGTCAGTGATTTGGATTTGCTTGGTCATGTCCTTCACATCGTCCTTTCGGGCGGAACCTTTAGACCGACGCTCCCAAACGGCGCGCGGCCGCAAGCGCTTCTTCAGGTAGACCGTCCCGTTTTAGACGGGTGATGGCGCGCTCCCATTTCGCGGCCGCCTTTTCGTATTCGGCCGCATGCTGAACGTCGGCCGGGCTCGGCGGACCGATGCGATTAAACGGGTGAAGCACCCGCATCGCGTAGTACACGCAGACGCCCTGCGAATCGCGCCACGACCGGATCACCCATTTCTGGACCAGCTCCGCGTCCCACAGTGCCCAACGTGGCACGCCATACATGGACAGGTGCGCGTGTTCGATGGCCTGGACCGCCTCCTTTTTGAAGGAGTGACGCACCCTAGTACTCCTCCACAGGCTCACCGCCCGCTGCTGCGGTGAAATGCCCGGCACAAAAGACGTAGCCGTGGGCGAACAGGCGCTCTTGCGCGCCGATCCAGCCCCACTCGGCCACCTCGGCGGACATGGGGATGCGAGCGACGACAAAGCGATCGTCCGAGCGGCGAACAACGACTGATTGGTTTTCGATGGTTGCGTCCATACCCTTGTCATCGGCCCACGGGGCTAAACCTTTAGGCTCACGTCTGGCCGGAGCTGCCAGCGCCATTCGACCTTCATAGTCCAGTTGCGGGCCAGTGCCGCGAACCAGGAGTCGAACGGCTCGACCACCAGGTTGTTGGTGTGATATCGGCGCCAGCCTTCGCGCCATTGTGCGGTGTGTTCGACAAGCTGCAAGGTCGCTAGTTCGTTGAAGTCCTCGGACTCTGGACGAACGGCCACAACGCGGTACACGTCATGGCCGTCAATGGACTGGACGTGGAACACTTGGCCGACTTCAAATGGAACGTGTTGTTTCATATCATCTCCATCGTCCACCAGCGTAAAACCTTTAGCCGCCGTCTTCCCCAATCCAGGCCACTGTCGCCCGTGCCGCACGTTGCAAACCCAAGTGCCGACCGGTAAAGTGCGGGGATGCTGCTTGGTGAGATCTGGAGACATGACGGTGATACGTGGGAGCTGTGGCCCGATAAGGCGCAGACCGTAAACGGTTTGGAGCACCTTTGGCGTCGAAAAGGTACCTGGCGATACCGCTACGGCAACAGTATCTGCTCGCATCTAGTGCTGCATGGGCCCCGGTCGCTCCGCGAAGTTGTCGCCGAAATCGAACGCCGGTGGCCCCAAGGTCAAGCGGCGCTCCCACCCTCGGAGACCACGTTGCCGGCCGAGCTTCAGGCGGACCTAGATTTGGTGCGGGCTCTGCGTGCCGCGGAACAGGACGCCCGCCTTTGGTACCGACGAGCGCTGTGGGCGAGCGCAACGGGTGCAGCGTGCGCCGCTGCGAGTCTATTTCACCTGTTTTGGTGTCCCTAGCGCACTTTCACGATTCACGAATGGTGAAAACTAAAGGTTCGCCCCCGACGAGCCGATGAACTAAGCAGAGACCAAGCCCATGAGCATCGCAGCCCACTACATCATGTCCAGCATCCTTTACCTCGCGGCTTCCGGCAAGTGCATGGCACCAGGCGACTACCCCGAGGAGATTGCCAAAGCCGCCACCTCGTACGTCGTGCTGGAGCGTTGCGCAATTCCGTTGGTCGAGCCCGTCACCAAACAACAGGCCACGGCCCTGTACCGGGCGGCCAAGGTGTTTGGTCGATGAATGAACAAGAGTATCTCCGCCTGGTTGGCAAGCGCATACGCGCCAGGCGTGTGACCCGGGGGCTGAGTCAGGCTCAGGCATCGTGCGCGATTGGAGCCCAGGCGCAAGGGTGGTGGTCATCAATCGAGTGTGGACGGGCCGGAAACATAACATTGCGGAGCCTTCGGGCGATCGCCGAAGTGCTGGGCTGCACCGTGGGTGAGCTGGTGGATATAGCGGATCAAGGCCGATGAGCCGCGGGTGCCACCGATTTGCCGAACAACTCCCGCCGGAGGTTTGCCAATGGGTCTGGACCTGGCGCCCTGGGTACGGCTGGCGAACATGGACCCGACACAGGGCACGCACATGGACGGCCGAGATCGCGGAGTATCCGGGCTTAGCCGCCACGTGCGTGTGGGCCGACCATCCGTTGCCGACTCCGCCCTTGTGGACACCCGTCGTCCCAACTCAGGGCCAAAACCCGGCCGCAAGCTCGCCATCCACGTAGACCAGCACCGACCGCGTATCCGGTGGCGCGAACCACGTCCACCAAGCACAGTCTACGAACGTCGCGTGCGCCAGTGGCCGAGTGAAGGCCCTAAGGTGCCAGTGAGGGACCGCCACGAGGTCGACGGTCACTGGCTGACCACCGATAGATGTGACCGAGCAATCCGACGTTCGAGTCGCTCGATCGCCGCCTGCCAGCCCTCTATCTTGGCCCAAATGCGGCTCAGGGTCTTGAGTGCACTTGGGTGCCGATTTGCGACACCGATGGCCAGCAACGCGCACCAACAGGCGCCAAGTGACATCGCGGCGCACAGTCCAACCGTGGCCAAGCAAAGCAATAGAGTCCACATACGGCTACTTTAGCGAACCGCCAGCGGCAAGTCCAGCGAACCTCGCCCGTAGGTCCACTAAAGCGCGCTCACCACGCGTCGTCAGCTCACGTGTCCAAAAGTTGAACCACCGGCGTTCACGCAGGTAACTGGCCCAACGTCCCCGTTCGAGCGTCCCGGACACGGCCTGCTCAAGGGCCGTCAACAAGCGTCGTTCGTGTGCGGTCCAGGGGTCGGTCATAGGTCGGGAGTCCAATCCGGGGCATGAGGCCCGTGGTGATCGGTCCAATGCGGAAATCGCTCGGCGAGTTTTGTCCATCGCTCACGGTCTTGCGCCCACGACTCGCGGGGGTTCTTCGGCCATAGCCACCAACCGAGGCAGCCACTATCCTTGGTGCCCCACACCCAGCAGTGCTCCCAACCCGCTGGCGGCATTCGCTCGTCGAAGCGATAGAGACCCCGCCCTTCCAGCGCCGTTTGTGCAGGCTCCGCCACGGTCTCCTTTGGCGCCTCGACCTCAGGCTCGTCCGCGATGGGCCGAAACCGCGAGTTGTGTTGGTTCACCAAGTCAAGTAACGGATTCATAACCTTCCATCGACCGTCTTACCCAATCCTTGAGCCCCACGCAAGCTAAACTCGACGCATGTTGATGGACCACGCGGCGACACGGTTTCGACAGGTGGTAGCGGCCGCGATCAGTCCGGTTCCGGTCGTGTGGTCAAGGTATCAAGGCCAAATCACCTACCCGTGGTGCTCACTTCAGGTCATTGGCGCCCCCAGCTCCACCAAAGAGCAGACCAAGTGGCTTCAACCGGTCCAGGCCACGTGGACCATATCCGCAGGGGCCCCAGGCGCCACCGTGGCAGCCCGAGTCGGCGGCCGCATCCTGCACACGACGCACACCGGCGACGCCACCACAACGGCCCAGGCGCTCCAAGCCCAGTTCCCTGCGCACTGGACGGCCACTCGCTTGGCCAACGTGTGGACCATCACGGGACCGGACGTCCTGGCCGCCGTGGCCTACGAGGGGAGCACCTTGACCACCACCCCGACGGGCGATCCCTACCGCGGTGAGGTCATGCGCCGGACCACCACAATCCAGCTCACGATCTGGACCCAACTCGACACCTCTGGGCGACCAACCCGCTGGGACCCCACGGGTTGCGACACCTACGCTCTCAAGGCCCAAACCGCACTGCGGCAGATCCTGCCCGACCCGTACAGGGTCTACATCCGGCCCCAGCAGCAGATTCGCGCGTTCGACGAGTCGTTCGGGGACGGCCGAGAGTACATGGGTGCCAGTTTTGACTCGGATGTGACGTGGGTGGACTTCGACGCCCTTCGGTACTACGGCTTCGGCGGAACATCGGCCGCAGTTGGGCCCCTTGAGGCCGTGGACGGCACGATCGAGTCCTCGGACGGTGTCACCGTGGATACGACGACGTTTGATGTGGACAGCACACCCTAAAGTCCGTCGAGTTCGGGCCGATGAGTAGGGCATGACCAAACACCAGGCAATGACCCAGGCCTTCGCCACCTCCGACTACTGCTTGATGCTCGCCGACTGGGACGCCGAGTTGGCGGCCGAACTCGGGCCTATCCAAGATCGCCAAGTCGAATACCACGTCCGTCATGCCGTTTGGTGCTTCGATGGCCACGATGGCAGTGGTCAGTGCACCTGGGGCGTCATGATGGCCGGCGAGCCCGTATGCTAGGTGGGTGAGCGACTGGCACCTCATCGGCTGGGCCCTAGTGGCCTGGGTGTGCGCGCGCTATCCCGGATGGGCCCTGGACATCTTGGCGGGCACCATGTGCGCCGAGCTTAAGCGCGGTAAGCTCACGGTGTGTTCGTCCACTCGGCCAAGCAAGTCAAGGTGATCTGGGGTACCGAGTCGATGTGGGACTACACGGACACCGAATCGGGCGTCCAGGTCTACGCCGATGTCCCGGTCTGGCGCCAAATCCAGGGTTGCGACGGCGAAATCGCGCGGGTGCGGAGCAAGAACTTCCCGGGCCGGGTGGTCGTGAACTTGAGCCAACACACAACGTCCAACCGCAACTTGCTGGCCCGGCTCATAGCCGACGCCCAAACCGGGGTCGTGATCGCACCCTTGTTGGTCGTCGACTCGGAGGCCGCGATCTCGTTTGCTAGCCCCCTGGCGTACATCGAGGGACTGCCTCAACACCAGTGGACCCAGTCGCCGAGCGTAGCGACCTGGACGTTCGTGTGCCCGCTGTTGGTGCCCGCGGCGCTGCCCGGTCGCAACACGCTTCAGCTTTTTGCTTAGTTGCCGGTGCCCATAAGCGATCGAACCGCGCTTTCAAACGACTGCGTATCGACCGGGACTCGGCGATCGTGCAATTCTCGCCATCCAAACACGAGTTCTTGGCAGGTGAGGTCGGTCGTTTGGTGGAGGCGATAAAGGCGGACGCAAACCCCGATCGGTTCTTGGGTACTTCGGGCCGCATACCCAGCACGCTGCATTGGCGGCTGGACATAGAGGTCCAGCGCCGCTCGGGCCTGGGTGAGGATGTGTTGTTCGAGTTCGTCGAAGATCATGCCAAACCATCGCCCATTTGCACCTGATTCGAAAGGGCGGTGTGAACGCCACCATGCGACCCGCCCGGCAAATCGTGCCACCATGGACACATGACATCCCGACGTGCGCAGATCGCTACCGCCCTGGGCTTGGTGCTTGTTCTGGTCTCCACTGGCTGCGCGTGGCTCCAAAGCCAGCAGCCCAAGCTCGATCAGGCAACCGAAAAGGTCACGACCGTGGTCGACCATTCCTTGGCGGTCCTCACGTGCGCCAGTTACGTCCAGCGCCTGGCCTTCGACTCGGGTAAGCGCCTGAGCAAGGAAGCGGCTCTGGCGTTCTGTGTGGCGCTGGAGGGCAGTCCTGACGTGAGCCCGGCCCCCTCGCCAGTCAGCCGCGCCACAACCCCGGAGGTCATCTAATGGCCCTCCACCGTGCACTGGTCGGTCACCAAATGGACCTCGTGGAGTCACCGCACGAGATTCCGGTGTGTGCCCCTACCCCACCGCCGGCACCTGATACAGTCAAACCCATGCACCCCCAGGACGGAACCGACCCCGCAGCTATTGTTGTCAGCCGTCGGACCCTTGGGTGGGCGGGTGCCGCGTTGTTTGCACTCTTTAGCGGCGGCCAGGTGGCGAGCCTCAGGTTGGCTGACGATGGGCCGGATCCAATGGTGGCCGCGTTGTCGGCTCGCATGGACGCCGTTTCGACAAAGGTCGATCAACTCACGGCCGACGGCACCAAAAGAGATGTCTATTTCAACGAAATTTTGTCCGCCGTGTTGATTTGGCAGCTAGAACAGGATCGTTACTGGCGGGAAACTCGCCAGCCTAACACTCCTCCGCGAAGTGCCGAGCTTGAGGCCGCAAGTCAACGACTGCGCGATTTGGCGAATCGCCACTAAGAAACGTGCTTCCACCGATGACGAAGAACGATCCCGCGAATCGTCTTATGCGTCACGTTAAATTCTCGCGCCAGGGCATGTGAATCTTCCCCGCGCTTGTCCCGCTCCCGTATTTCCTTGACTTTCTCTTCGTTTAGCTTCGCGGCGCCGTTTAAGCTTCCATTGAATCCGCCAGGACGTAGTGGAGGGCCTAAATGGCTCCAATTCGTGCCGAGCAAAATCGTGGAGACTAAAGATGGGCTGATCCCAAGTTTCGCGCCGATTAACTTGCCTGATAGCTTCTCCTCCACATAAAGGCGCCGAACTTCGAGCGCTTGCCAGTCAGAGATTGAAGCCATCCCGTGCTGTTCCCCCGCAGTGAACGTTCCGTCTCGCTTCCTATCCCGCACAAGATTTTCCTCATGTGTCGCCCACGAAAGATGCGCCGGATTCACACAATTCCGATTCCTGCACGAGTGCGCGGCCTGATGGGAAGGCATCGTCGGTTTGCCGTGTGTGAGTTCGCAAACGTATCGGTGCGCGTTGGTCCTTTTCCCGTGGACTTGGAGCCGACCGTACCCATCACGGTTTGTGCAAAACGGCCATAGGATGCACTCGTCCGTGATTTGCTCGGCAGCCCGTTCGCAAAATTCAAGCGGGGTCATTCCTTGCCGTTATCAGAAATGTCGGGGCCGCGCAACTGCGCCGTAAGCGTGTATGCTTGCAGGGTGTTTACAGTCGGACAAGACTTCGCGTTCGACGCGTTTGAGACCAGAGGAGACGGTCTAATTTCTGTGCGCTACGCGCTTACGCAGCCCGGGGTCTATGCGTATCAACTCCGGGACGGACGGACGGTGCGGGCGCTTAAAGCCCCAGGTGATTGGATGGGTGCAGCGTTTCTCCAAAGCACCAGGTCGGTGCCCGTGACGATCGAGCACCCCACCAAGTTGGCGACCCCGCACACGGCAAACGACCACGTCGGGCTCACGGACTCGACTCCAGCGTTTGTCAAGGACGGCAAGGTGTTCCATGGCGCAACCCTGAACCGCCAGGACGCCATCGACTTGGTGCGCACCAAGGTCATGAAGGGCGTGAGCGCGGGGACACACGTCACGTGGCAAGAAAACTCCGGTGTGTTCGTGGCCGACGACGGGACGGCGTACCCCTATGACGTGGTGCAGACCGGCCCGACGCTTAACCACGTGGCGATCACGCGCCGGCCTCGCGTAATTAGTGCTACTTTTGTACTTGACAGCGACATCGCAATATGGGTCCCGGATTCTGACGCCATGGATGAACTCAAAGAACTCCTTGCAAAACTTTCGCTTGACAGCACGGCAGTCGCCGCACTGAACAAGCTGGTCAGCGACCAGGACGCCAAGTTGGTGGACCTGGGTCGCACTGCCGACACGCTCCGGGGCGAGCGGGATGCGCTTCAGGCCAAGTTGGCTCAAGCGCCGTCCCTGGACTCGTTGTCCGCGCGGGTCGCCCAGGAACTCACCCAGGTCGCGGAAATCGCTTCCAAGGTGCCAGGCCTGTCCTTGGACTCGTTGGCCAAGGCCTCGACGGTTAGCGAGCGCTACAGCTTGGCACTCGATGCCCTCAAGATCAAGGTCGACCCCAAAGCCGGTGAGGATTACCTGCGTGGAGCCTTTATGGTGGCCACCAGTGTGCAGCCCGCACCCGCCACCCCGGCTGCCCCCGCGGCACCGGCCATCCATCCCAACAGCGCACGCGCCGGCATCATGGCCCAGGACAGCGCGGCCAAGCCCCTTACGCCGGCACAACGCATTGCCGCAGCTCAGGACCTGAACCGGCGTCGTAGCCGAGGAGAGAACGTCTAATGGCCCTCATTCCTAATGTTGTCACTACTGAGACGCTCGGCCGCGAAGGCATGTTGGCGACCACCGACCCGCTAACGGGCATGGTCATCAAGCGTGCGTCGGCCACGCAACTCTATTTTGGCCGGGCCGTGATTGTCGGTGCATCCGACGGCCTGGTGGTCCATCCGTCCGGCAGCGCCGGAACTTTCGCGGGTGTGGTGATCGAAGACATGGCCATCCCGTCGAGCTTGCTCAGCGGCGCCGGCGACATCCCGGCGGGCCATGACGCGCAGATCCTTCGCCGCGGGCGAATCTTGGTGGTGCCCGAGCAAGACGTCGTGACCACCGACCCCGTGTTCTACCGACACGCGAACACCACGCCTGACGCGGACCCCGCAGCCCTCGGTCGCTTCCGTAAGGATGCGGACACCGCGGATGCCACGGCACTCCCCAATTGCCGCTGGGCGACCAGCGGCCTTGCCGGAACCCTTGCCCAGTTGGAGATCAACCTCCCATGAGTACCCGAATCACTGCCGACGAGCTAGCGCAAGACGCGCTGTTCTTCAACCGCGAACTTGAACAGGTCTTGCCGCGCCTCTATGAGGTAAAGCGACCGGTTCCCAACGCCCGCCGATTGCTGCCGATGATCGACGGCATCGACCCGGACACCCGGGTGTTTATCGCCCAGAAACTCGACTGGGTTGGTGATGTCGAGGCCGGCGAAGTCGGTTGGAAAAACGATATGGGAGTTTCGGTCATTGAGGGCGTGCGTACGGAAGCCCTTTATCCCGTCCGGTTCATCAAGAGCGGCATCCAATGGCGCGACATCGACTTGCGCAACGCCAACAAGGCCGGCCTCCCGTTGGAGATGAAGAAGCTTGAGCAGCTCTATCGCCGGTTCTTGCTGCGCGAGAACGAGTTGCTTTGGACCGGTCGATCGGACATGCCGGGCATCTATGGTGTGACCACACACCCGGACCTCAGCACGCCCACCAACCTCCCAAGCTCTGCGACCTGGGACGGTGGGGCAACGGCAGCCGAGATCTACGCGGACTTGATTTTCATGGCCGATTACGCTCGATCCAATTCGAGCTTCGTGTACGTCGAGAAGTCGACCATCCTGTTGCCCGAAGAGGCGTATCGCATTGCGGCCACCAAGCAGTTCTCGGTGGCCAGCGACCTCACGGTGCTTGAGTACTTCCGTCGGAACAACGCGGATCTCATCGCTACGATTGAGCCCGTGCGCGAACTCGATGCGGCGAAGGTTGCGGTTGCCTACATCCGGAACCCTGAGTACTCGGGCCACGCGTTGGTCGAGGACATTCACGGGTTTGACCCCAAGCGCTACGACAAGGGGTACACACAGAACTTTGAAATGGCTACGGCTGGATTCGTGATCTTCGATCAAAATTCTATCCGGACGTTTGACCAGATAATTTCCTGAGCTAGACTTGCTTACTTTCACCTAACGCGGTAAAGTAGGCAAATGCGCTGCCCACAAGGTCAATCTCTCAAGCTCTGCCAACAGTTCGCGGCCACCCAGACTGATGAATGTCTGGAGTGGCCGTATGCGCGTTTTCACCACGGGCACGGTCAATGTTGGGATGGCAAACGCGTGCGAAAGGCGTCCAACCTCGTCTGCGAAATCGTTCACGGCCCGGCACCGGCGGATAAGCCGTTTGCCGCCCACTCTTGTGGAAACCCGTCATGCTGTAACCCGCGCCATTTGCGGTGGGCCAGCCCGTACGAAAATGTCCAAGATCGAGGCCAACAAGGGCGGACTGCACGCGGGGAGCGAGCCGGCCTCGCCAAGTTGACAGATGAATCGATTCGAACCATCCGTCAACGGTACGAAGCAGGTGAATCGCAACAAGCGATTGCCGACGACTACGACGTTTGGCAGACAACCGTGAGTTCGATCATCCGGCGCAAAACCTGGGCGCACGTCGAATAACCGCTAATAAAGCGGCCTTTCTTTGGCGAAAGCGCTAATAAAGCGCGCTTTACCGCGGAACCGGCACGGCCACGCACCGGCAATTTATTTCCTGCCCAGGATGTATTCCATCTAACCCTTTTTCAACGTCGTATTCCCGGCCGTCTCGGGCCCGATGGGTCGGCCTGACCTTGCTGTCACGTCTGGAGACCCACACCGCACGCTCGACCCCGGCGGCCTTGAACGCCGCGATTTGAATGGCGGCCAACAGCACGCCCTCGGAGTCCCGGGCCGTTACCTGCGACCCACGTTTAGTCGGCACCTGCTCGTCGATCACGGCCGCCACATTGGTGGCCGGCAGCTCTGCCAACGCCGCCTGCTGGACCGTCGCCGCAGCCGTCTGGGCCGTCCGAATGGCTTGCTCAACCGACGACCGGACAATGGCGTCTACGACTTGCTGGGCCTTCCTACGCACGGCCGGCAGCTCGACCGGCACCTGGGCCTGGTACCCGGCTTTCACCAATTGACGGTCGACCTGGGTGCCCACAACACGCGTCAACCTTCCGACCGCGGGCTCCACCACTTGGCGAACGCGTTCGGCCGACGCCCGGTACTCGGCCGACCACTGCCCGAGCCAGAGCTGGACAACTGCTTGGTACTGAGCGGTTCCGACACCGGTGGCCTGAAGCCGGCGCACCAAGTCATCTTTGGCTGGCTTCCACATCCGTCGCTGGTTGCGCAGCAACAGCAAAAGCAGGGCCCCCAACGCCGCGTCCGTTTGAATGTCGTTGGCTTGCTCTCGCTGCTCTTCGGTCGCCGCGTCGCACGCCAAGCTATGGCGTCTCATTGTCGGCCTCAGGCGTCGTGCCCGGTGCGGGGTCGTCGGATTCGGGGCGCTCGGTTGACGGAGTTGGGTCGTCAGGTTCGGTCTCCGGATCCAATTCTAGGGCCTCGCTGGCTTCGGCTCTCGCAGCCATGTCCAACGTAGTCTCGTGGGAGTAAGCCGCGCCGCCAAATCGCGATTGGGCAACCTCGTCGGCGCTAAGCACCCCAGTTCCCACGTACGTCGCATCGGTTTGCGCCTGAATTTGGCGCATGGCCACCAACTCGGCTTCGGTCGGTGCACCGAGCGGCGCGAACTCGATCTGCCAGTTTTCTGACCCAGCAAACCGTCGCTGCAACATCCACTTGATCGCCGGGCCGATCTCGCGCTCTTGAAACACGCGCACCGAGTCGTAGTAGTTGCGAAGCTCGGACTCGCCGGTGCCGAATCCGCCGGGGGACACGCCGAAGAGGCGCACGACCGGCACCCGTGCACAGGCAGCGACCGCAACCATAAGGCGATCCATCACGGCCTCCATGCCCGAGATCGAGCTGTGAGCGATCAACAGGTCCTCGCTGTCGTCGATGACCACTGCTTGCTGGTTCGAAGCCCGATCGTTGATGTCCTGCAAGCGGGTTTCGATGAAGTTGGCGACCGCGGTGGCTGAGCCCTCCTGGACCTGACGCAATCGCGGGGTTTTCAAGATCCGCTGACTCAACATCTGCAAAGCAGAGACCGCAGCCTGCACGGTCAAGCCCCAATACTGCACCTGGGTCATGAACCGGTAGGCCTCCGACGGCCCGACCCAGCTCGATCCGTGTCCGTAGTTGGAGCGATGTGTGTTGGTGGAAAAGAGCTTGGCGGTGCGAGTGGGCCGTGTCCACGTCACGTCATAGGACTTGGCGTTCAACAGCCACCGCAGCGGGTACCCGTACATGGGATCGACGGGGTCCAAGATCACGGACGTCTGCCCGGTCATTTCACTTGGTGCAAAGGCCATGAACCTAGCGTTCGGGTCCGGTGCTGCGTTGCTCGGCCGTTGAACCGATTGGTCTACATCCGCGATTTGCAGCAGCACGCTGCCACCCAGCAACCGCTTTTGGACAAAGTATTGCGTGAGCAACTCGGTGATGCAGTCGTCGGCCCACCAGGCGGCCACCTGATCCTGCACGTCGTTCGAACCCTCGTCGCCGTCCGCTGCTTTGGCGTCTCCCGAATTGATGGTCGGGACCTGCCGAAGGGCGTCCTCGATCATCATCCCAATCGCCGTGGCAAACAACCCGTCTTGGGCGTACCAGTCGGCGAGCGTGGCCTCGCTCGCAAACTCCGGGATAAAGGCCGTGGCGCGACTGCGGTCGGCCGTGGTGCCCATCCCGGCGCGGTTTTTCCAATAGCTGTCCAGAACCGGGTCTTGCAGGTAGCGCACCGGCCTAGCTTAGCGCACTGGACGGGACGCAATGGCGCGCAAGACACATTCCAAGCGGTCTTCGACTGAGAGCCGTGGCGCCAAAAGTCGTGCACACGCCAAGGCCATTCGAATCCCGTTCACGACCAACCAGCGGGCGACGGTGTAGCGCATCAATTCCGGTCCTCGGGCGCGCACGGACGAATCTCAATCGTGTGCGACCAGTCGCTGAGCATTCCCTCATCCCCGTTGTCGTCATCCGAATCGTCGGCCAGGGCCATTGCACCAACAAGCCACACTTGCGAAATCGCTTCGTCCGCCTCGTCCATGGTGAGATCCCGGTTTTGCATCCAGGTGGCATACACCATGAGCTTGCGACCCAGAAAGAACAGGCAGGTTCCGAGGTAGTCCAGCACCGCTCGACTGTAGCGCATTGACCCAACTTGGCGCTAGCTCGCGCGAGGCGCCTGTGCGAAAGTCCGGTGATGCGCACCAAGATCGTCGCGTTCTTTCTCGACCTCTCGATCACCTGTCTGGCCCTCGCGTTCTGGGTCGGTCGCCGACCATTTGGCTACACCTGGCGCCTGGCAAAAGGCGCCGCATATTGGCGTTCGGACCTTGGGTTCACGACCGCCGAAGCAGCTCTTGCCGCTGAAGACACGGGAACCGCGGAGGTGATGACCCGGCACGGTGAGCGCATCACGTTTCGGTTGCCGCTCAAGGTTGGCGAAAGCGCACCCGGTGTCCCAACTCAGGAGTCGACACCCGACCAAAGCCGGAGCACCATCAACACATGACCACGTCACTCAACTTCTCGGACCTTCGCCGGTACCTCGCGCAGCATGTCGACACGGCGACCGAACGCGAGGCCCAACTCGCACGCGCGGCCGCGAACTGTGCTGCGACCATCGCGTTGTTGGAGCGCACCGAGGCCAGGCATGGGCTTGTTTGTCAGTTGGTAGGAGTTGCAGCATGAGCATCAAAAACATCTCACTCAACATCAATTCAACGTCCACCCGCGAAGCCCTGCAAATCCAAGAGGATGCAGCTCGGGACCTCTACTTGCAACTACGTGCGATCGGACTTGAACCTGAGCGAGCGTGTGTTGCGGCGGCCCAACACGACGAATTTATGTCCACGTTAGCGCTTCACGCAAACCGCTCACTTGCGTCACTTCGGGAGCTGGCAATAAAAAGCCCGGTCAGCTTTCCAGCCCGAGTGTTCTACGCCCGTTGCGCCGGCGTCCGCCTGGCGGCCGAGCAGATTGGAGACATCAAATGAACAAGCAACTTGCGAAGATCACTAAAGCATCGCTTGAAATTCAAGAGCGCGGGACCCTGAATTTTTGGATCCATGTTCACTACGAAGAGGGGTTCGGTTTTGAGCCGAAAGGTATCCAAGCGCTGGCCACCAATAAAGACGCCAGCAAGCCGGTGATCTTCGCCGACGTGTTCAAGGAGTTCCCGTGTTGACCGATGATCAGGCTGCGCGGATACGCGTCGCTATGCTGCCCGTCTACGATCGGCCTTTATTTGAACTCGGCTTTGTAGATCACGGTATCAATGACACGTGCGCAACCGAGAAGGGGATTGCGGCCTTGAAGGAGTACGACGCCGCTCAAGCAGCGAAGCGAGCGGCGGAGGTCGAGGCGGCGTACACGGAGGGCTATCACGACCATGACTGGCTTTTAACCTCTGATCAAGCTTGGGCAGCGAGCCAGGCTAAGAAATCGTTAGAGACAATCCGATGAGCGTACCTGAAGAAGTGGAGTGTCTAAAACGGTTGTTGAAAGATGAGCTTGTGGCGAGTGCGGAGCGCGAGCGCCTGCTAACCGAACATCTGAAGGCCAACAGTGCAAAACTGGATGAGATCTGCACTTTCGTAGATCGTGTGATCTATGACAACCGCCGCAACCCGGACCGACTCTGGGTGGCTGAAGCTGTGAGAGGGATTCTTAACCGATGCGCGACACATCACGTAGATCGAGCGTGGATTGAGAGCGACGCCAAGAGATCGTTGGAGGCAAAATGATTTCCCACGAGACCGCCACATACCTAAAATGGGCGCAGCATGTATTAAAACACGGGTTTGCGGACACCGAACCGGCCCTAGACGCGCAATATATCAGCGGATCTGGCCTAAATGCTGAAGCGCTCGCAGACCTCGCCGAGTATGATCGCAAGTGGGTGGTGGTGGAGCGTCACGACGTTAGCGAAGCGCTCACCATATGCTCCGACTATCAGTATGGCGTTCAGGCAGAGAAGTGGTATCAGCGCCTGAACTCGGCCGTTGTGGTCGGCGAACCGTCCAAGCCCGAGCCGCCTCCGTTCTGGTACGACTCGGAAGGAGACTACTGGACTCGCGGTCGATTTCCGGGGACTTGATTATAGTGCGCGGATACGATGCGTACGTGCACGACGCTAACGACGAGAAACCAGAACCTTTCGTTACAGCAGCACGCGCCATCCTTTGGCCGAACTTGGAGACGAAATGCTGACTCACACCGAAGCCGCGATCTTGCGGGCTATCAACGACGACGTGTTCACCGGACGCTACATCGGCGGGCCAGAGATTGGTAGTCCTGACCTGGCGTGGGCGATTGAGGACTTCGAAGCCTGGTGCTTGACCCCGGCGGGTACGGCAGCGCTGGCCAAGTACGACGCGCACTTCGTGACCGTGCCGCGTGCGGCCGTGAAGGGCCTCTACGACTTTTGCATGGCACTGACGTGCCCGGACCCGGTGAGCGCGGAACTTGACGAACTTGAGCCGTTCGTGGGGCGTTAGCGCGTCATTTGACGTGGCGCCATGTCACCCGTCGAAGCAAGGCGTCGACTGCCGGTTGAGTAACTCCATGTTCGCGCGCTAACGCTTTGGCGGATTCTCCGGCCGCGTGCCGTGCCCGGATTTGGCGAACTTGTTCTTCGGTCAGCTTTGTTTTATGGTTGCGGGCACCGTATCGCAGACCGACCGGAGTCGGTGCGACTTCCGTGACCGACGTCCATTGTCGCCCCGTAACTGCGGCACGCAGAGTACCTTCGGAAAGTCCGGTTTCTCGGGCCAAAGCCGCGATCGAAATCCCGGTTTCGGCAACACGACGTCGAAACTCTACAACTTGAGCGGTCGTAAGCTTCGCCCGGTGATTTTTCTCCGCGTGCTGATCGGTTCCGTCTCTGAGACGATCAGCGCAGTTCTCTTTCGAGGTTTTCCAACTTACGTGCGCCGGATTGATACAGTGCCGATTCCGGCAAGCATGGGCGGCGTGATACGACGGATCAGGCGGTGGGCCGTGCGCGAGTTCACACGCGACTCGGTGTGCCTTTCGGACTTTCCCTCTCAACCCTAAAACCCCGTGGCCACGTTTTTGACGGTAAAACGGCCACAGAATGCACTCGTCCGTATGCGGCCGAGCGACGACTTCTTCGATGAAGCGGTAGCAATTATTGACAAGCGGCACAATGCCAGGTTAAATTAAATGACGTGCTGCGTCAACTACCGACCTTTCATCAGCGCTTCCCACGCATCTTGACCGGACAACGGACTGTTGGCGAGCTTGGTGAGCGCCATTGAGAACGCATCGGCGCGGTCGTCAAATTTCGCGCGCGGGAACTTGCAAATCTCGTCCAAGGTTTCTTGAAGCCAGACAGCAGACTCGGGCAGCCAAACGCACCCGACATCGACGTACGGTTGGGCGCCAAGAGCCCGAGCAACTTTGCTACCTACGGGCTTGAATGGCGTGCAGATTTGACCGATTTTGTTTTGCAGCGTGCTGATAATTGCGGCGCCATTTGCGGCCTTTTCTATGAGCAGCTCCGTGCATTGTGGATAGGCCTTGAGCGTCGCTTGGAGGGCCAACAGCGTTTCGGTGAACGTCCGGGTCATGGTGTTGTCGAGCACCAAGTACGCGCGCACCAAATCAAAGTCCACGCACCACACCTGAATCGCAACACGATCTGACGTGTCCGTGCCTTCGAATGCTGCATCCACAGATATGAACCAGTGACCGCGATTCTTCGACAATTCGTTGGGGCGATACCGGTGTACGAATCGTTCACGCTTGAAAATCGTCCCGAGTCCGCTCGTCGGTCGTTGTTGATAAAGCGCCTGAAAGACATCGGGGCGCTGAGCCTGAAGCTTCAGCAACGCATCCATGTTCTTGGCCGCCGGCCATAGGGCCTCCATCGGCTGACGCGGGTCTTGTGCGTCTCGGAGCTGCCACGTATCGGCGGTGAGGAACGCAGGCAGCCGGACAATCGTCCAGTCGTCTCCTTCACTTTCAATCAACCGACCGGCCATGTCTGACTCCGACCAACAAGTCTGGACGACGATGTCTCGAATCCCTTGCGGACCGGCTATGATTTCGGTGTCACGGCTACGGAAAACCGAGTGGAACCAGTCCCACCCTTTTCGTTGTATAGTTTCACTAAGGGCCTCCTCGCGGTCTTTGGTTGGATCATCTATAATTCCTAACGTCTTATCAAAGCCCGTAAGTCCTTCGCCGATGCCCACCGCTCGGTAGTTGGCCCGCGGACGATCCACCAAGGCGAACTTGCCGGCTCCTTGCTTCAATCCCTTTTGGGCGTTACTGCGGCTCGGAATCCGCGCGTTTGGGAATACAGCTTGATACCGGTCACTGGCGATCAAACGTTGGACGTTCGCCGATTCTTCGGTTGCCTTGGTGGAGTTATATGCGCATCCGACGATCGCCTCGTCTTGACGGCCTAAGAGCCAGGCCGGGAAATGCTGGCTGCACAGCAAAGTTTTTCCGTGCCGAGGTGCGGTCAGGACCATCAATTTTTTGATGCGTCCGTCCGCGACGGCCTCAAGTTTTTCGGCGATCAAGCGATGGTGCCAATTCACCTGAAAGCTTGGATCAATGAACTGGCTAAACTCGATTAGGCTTGTGCGCGCTTTTTCGAGTTGTTCACTCGGAAACCCGCCTTGTTCACCGCAGATCTCCCCAAGGATACGCTCCAATGAAAAATCCTGCGGATCCAGTAGCTCGTCAAGCGTCGGCACCGCCCCATCTTAGCGCGTCAACCACCCGTGCCCGATCGCCAGCTTGAGTGCATCGCCGAGCCATTCCAGCTCAGGCACCGACAGCCCCTCGGTCTTTGCCTGCCGAACCGCCCACTCGATGCGCCGCAAGTAGAAGTTACGCTGGCCCATCGGTCTGCACCTCTTGCGGACCCCGGTCAACGGCGAGCGCCGGATCTCCGCACACCAGCCCGATCCACACCCGACAGT